CATTGATGTGTGCTATGGAAATCAGTTTGTCGATTGCGATGTTGAATGGTTCGTCCTGTTTAGCAGTGGAGAAAAATGTACCAAATGCCAATCCCTGCGGACCATTCATCAGCACAAGTGCCTTCTCGATACTGACGTATCGTGTGTCGGTCCTGCTAAGATATTTTGCGATGACTTCTTCCCCTGAAGCCAATTTAAGAGTAACTAGATCTCCATCTTTTATTTTATCAAACATAACCTTATTATAAACTATCCTACTAGATTGTCAATGTATTTCTTCAACTCTTTGTCTTGAACATTTGGAGGTATGTGATTCATAAAAAATATCTGGTAACTGTCAGATCCGTACTTGCCAATGCCATGTAATTCTCCGGCGTCCTTGCCATCCCATTGCAGATATTGTTCTGTCATCTTCCTTATTCTCTTTGATCTCACTTCCCACATGCCCAGCGGTTTCAACATCTCCTGTTGTGTTTTGAGTCTACCACGTAGGTAGGCCTCTGGACTTGGATATCTTTTAAAAAGTTTTGGTAAGATGATCTTAACGTGTTTACGGTAAGTCAAATTTAGGCACATCACACCCACCATGTGTTTCCATTTCTTGTGTGGGGATTTTATCTGTTGTTGGACCATGAGATGATTCACCATTGGCTTGATCATACAACAATTTTATATGCTATTTGTTTTTTGTCAACTGTCGGTTGATGAACTTGGCCATGCCGTCGTAGGTCTCCTGATACACGTTGCCGTGTTGGCTCCATTCCTTGGGCATCTCCCAACGATCGTGATTAACCACTATCCATCTCGTGTCCGGATCCGAGTATCCCATCAACTTGTGGAACTGGTATATCCAATAACTTGGATCGACCGGTCTCTTGATGTAGGTATAACCTTCAGATCCTGTGTACAAGTTGTTGATCTTGCCTGGTTCCAAAGGATGTAGATCAAAACCCAGCATGAATATGGCCTTGGGTTTGAAAGTGAGACCAAGCACTCCGGCGTAAGGACCGGTGCCCCAGTGGAATGGTTCGTCCTGCCTCTTCTCTCCTGAGTAGGGTAGGTCGGGAAATTTCTTAACGTTGGGCCAGTGTGCGAATTGGTCCGCCCATTTGTCCCTGGTGTATATTGTTGTACCTTTACCAACCGCGTTCACGGCCTGCTGGCACATATGCCTGTCTGCACACACCAGATATTCTGTCACATAGTCTCGGTAGATAGCGTTGCAACCAATCACCGTGCTGAACATTTTCAATGGCGAGATGTCAAAACCTCTCCTCGATTCACCGTTGCCGATTATGGAAACATACTTGGTCATAATGCTATTTAATCACCCCTTTAAACGCACACAGACGTCTGCACACTGCTGGTAAAAATGAAATAGGAATAGTTGTACATATCACTCATTTCCGTTGATTAAATGCCATACGGTAAGATATTTGTCCCAGGCTTTTTGCAGTGTAGGATACTTCCTCCTCAGTGCTATGGCCTCTGCTCCCACCATTTCTGACTCCTCGTATGCCCGTTCCTCATCCTTGGCCTGCTGTGATTGTTCTACCAAGATCCGGTCACCATTTGGTAATTGCTCGTACACCGTCTCGCCTCCATCAGGAGAAACATATATTGGATCGATCCTTCTTGCTTTCCTTGGCATCAGTAATATTTCCTGTGATCAGCACCTGGGTGTGCATATCTCATTCCGCCCGGCTCTTTGGCATCACCCTTGTGTCTTGGTATGAAGTGTATGTGTGGCCACATGATGGTCTGCCCTGCTGGTATTCCTATGTTCATGCCGATGTTGAATCCTGCTATCTTGCCTGCCTTGATTTGCTCATTGCCGTAATCATAGGCCATGCCGTAGGACCTGCCCACGAAATGTGCGTTGTTCTCTTTTGGTATGAATAATTTGTGTCCTGGCACGCACGGATATCGGTCATTGAAAACGAAAGTGAAGTCTGATTCCATGATGGGTGTGTCATTGCCCAACCATATGCTCTCATCAACACTGTCAACGGGTTCATATTCTTTCTTGTAGATATGTTTTTTCGATCGCATTGGTTTCTAGTATTCCTATCTTAATATTACTAGAATTTGGTCTGTGTTGCAACCTGATCTTATCCCAAGTTTTGGTCTTTGGCACTGCTGGATTGTATTCCCATATGCCCAGTAGATTTACCAGGGCCTTCCTGACCTTCTCGGCACCGCCGTGCTTTTTGCAGGTGTCGGACCTGCCCATGTGTACCACTTTGTTTCCGATCTTAATCTTGTAGACACATTTCAATCTGATCCACTTGGTCTTGGGGTTCTTGCTGTGTCGTATCTTGAAACCTTCTATGTGGTATAGGTCTTCGATGCTGTACCACTTCATGCGATCACTCCCACGAAATACGCACCAACTATGCAACCTGCGATGCCAAACACCACATCGTCCCAACTCCAGTGTCCCTTGCTCCATAGGTCCAGTGCTTCCTTCAACACCGTCGCTATCAATCCCAGGTATATGAATGGTTGCCAGAACACTGCGAACAGTGTCAGGAACATGGCCCAGAAGAAATGCAGTTGCAGATCAAATCTCAGATAGAATAGTATTGTTGTTGCAATTCGTTTGTAGAGCTGTTTAATATCTGGCATTCTTGATACCTAACTGTGCATAAACTTTCTGAACTTTCCTTGCCTGGAAGTAACAGTCCTCCAATGCGTTGTGTAGTCCCGTCCTCTTCTCATTTGGATCTCTTGGTACCAACGAAAACAAAGTTCTAGAATCTCTGATCTGCCAGTACTGCCACGGTTGTGGGTGTCCCAGTTGTGTGTATAAATTCTGTAGTATGGCGTAGTCGAACAATGGTCCTTGGCACCAGAAAACATCAACACCAACACACCACTTGTTGATGGTCTTGATCATGGCGTCCAGTGATATCCTGTCCTTGTCTCCCAAGGCCTCTTCCATTATCTCAGGATCCTGTCTGCCCCACCAGTCCAGTGTGTCCTGCATGACATCTCTGCCCATCTCTGTCTGTGAGTCCACGTCCACACGGAAGTACATGCCCTGTGCGGGTTCCGTAGTCGTGTATGGATCAAACTTCACACCACCAACGGTCAGTACGGTGGCGTTGGGATTGGTACTCAAGGTCTCCAGATCTATCATTGCGTGGATCATACACAATTATACTATGGAAATGTGGTAATGTCAATTAGGCGTCGTCGCCGATCTTGTAGTTGTCCTGGTATTCCTTGAACTGTGCTTCTGTGAGGCACCATATCTCGCCTGAGCTCTGTGGGAAATTGATCATTGCATATTCCTTAACTTCCGCACCAGAGGCCTCGCACAATGCTTTGGTATCATAGAGTTTCTGCTCGTACACGCTCTCACAGGCTCCCGCCATGCACATGTAGACCACTAAAATAAACTTCATACAAGTATTTAAGATAGGGTAAAATTGATAAAACTAGCACATCTGTATGTTGGTAAATACACGCACATTATGGATTTCGTAACATTTATAAAAGACGTGGGTTTCCCAATCGCTGGAGCCATAGCCGCGGGTGCCTTTGTGTTCATCACGCTGAAATTCATACTGGCGAGTGTGACAGGATCCGTGAATAGTTTGAAAGCCATAATTGGAGCCTTGGACAACAGGGTACAGACCATGAACAATGACCTTGTCAAGATAGATGCACTGTTGAGTTACGTTTTGAAGATCAGACCAAACGCAGATAGGCTGGCCGCTAACGAAGGAAAGAACGATGCTAGACGCGACTAACGATCTCACAATAATGATCAAGGATTTTGGGTTCCCTATCGTGGCCGCGATGGGCCTGGGTTACTTCGTTTACTACATTTGGAAGTGGGTGACTGAGGAGATCAAACCCGTGTTGGGCGATGCTTCAAGCACACTGATCAAACTGGTTGATCGTATCCGTATGTTGGACAATGACATGATAAGACTCAACACAAAGTTGTCAATGGTGTTGGAATACAAGGACGAGATCATCAAGTCCGGACGTTCGGATGAACTGGACGAGATACTGGCCAAATATAAGTCAAGGTCCGAGAGTTTCGACTCCACGGGCGATACAAAAAAATAACTTAAGAATTAGTATCTTCTCTCTCTAACACTGCTGTTTCACATGGCATACCTGCACCCCAAAACTTACTATGTCGTAATCTTAGTTTCTCTACTTTGATTCCATTGTCTTCTAGTTTTTCGTGCAGGTCTAGGGTATTATAAGTTTGTACTACTGTTTTATTATCAACACTTACGGACGAAGTATCGACGTTGCCATTTTGATCATCTAGATCAATGCATTCCTTAAGCCAGTCCACTTCTTGAATATATTTTCCATATTTTTGATAAAGTTTAGATTTGAATTCATCTTTTTTTATTTTATAGATGCTTGTGTCCAGAACTTTTATGTTAGGATATGATTTTCTCAATTCGGTTGTTACAAAATCAACATTGCCATTTGAGGAGGCTAGGTTCTCATTGTAAACACGTATTTGGTCGTCTATGTGATTAGTGAATCTATCAGATACATCAACAAATTTTGTGTCAGGATAGAATTTTTTTATTATTCTTTGCATCCACTCTAAACCTCGATCTGTGTTACAGTGTTTCCTGTTATATATTATAGTATCTTCGGCCGGCAAGAAGCATGGACCATCTAAACTAAAGCCTTCATCTCCAGGCCAGTCTTCATCAGCATATCCTTGCATCTTTCCCGTTTCAATTGTCAATGGATTGGTAAAAATATATTTGCCATGGTCGTGCAACTTCTCCAAAGAATCACGTACAAAATTGGTCCATATTATCGATGAATCTTGTGATGTCGTTAAGTAAAAATTCAAGTTGCCATATGTAAAGAATCTGTCACTCATTGAGATGGGGGGTTTGAATAAAATTTTGCTCCACTTGTTGGCAACATAAGGATCAAATTTTGGTCTGTAAACTTCTACTCCATGATCCTTGTAAAAAGTAGATAATTCGTCAAGGTCTTGTTTACTCTCATCGGCAATTTTTTTATACAACGACCACATTGTTTTATTCGAATGAGTTTCATAGTGGTGTAGCATTAGTTTGTGGTCAGGAAAATCACCCACTAACACTTTTTTCAATTTATTAAAATTGTTTTTAGTCATTTTATGAACGTACTTATTTTGTAATAATGGTAGGTGATTATTTCGTGGTGGCACGATATGTGCCATCCCAGTCCTTGGGTTTACCTGTTTGGATACGTGATCGCATGTTGGCATAATACTCCGACATGTCCTCATGGAATTCTTTGGCTATTTCCAATCGCTTCAAGGCTTCCTCCCAATCTCCTGCATAGTATGATTCCAGGAACTGCCTGTGGTGTTCCGATTCCTTGGCGACCGTGTATATCTTTACACCTATTGTTTTACCCTTGACGGCTATACAGTCAAGTTCAAAAACATTAATTTTATCCTTCACTTTACTGGCTGTCTCAGGTCCAAGCACTATCCTTACACCATATGTCTTTGACTGTCCCTCTAATCTCGCGGCCAGGTTAACACCATCTCCCAGGCAGGTGTAGTCGAAGCGTTGGTCGGATCCCATGTTGCCCACCACTACTTCCGCAGTGTTTATACCCAATCCCATTCCAAAAGCCGGTATGCCCTCCTGCTGTACTTCCTCGTTGAACTTGTCCAGGCTGTCCATCATCTTGATCGCTGTCCACACGGCGTTCTCCGCGTGATCCCAATCATCCAGTGGTGCGTTCCAGAAAGCCATCTGTGCGTCACCGATGTACTTGTCTATGGTGCCCTTGTTGGCCAATATCTCCTGTGTCATTGCCGTCATGTACCTGTTCATTATCTTTGTGAGACCTTGCACGTCCTCACCATAGTGTTCTGATATAGCAGTGAATCCCCTGACGTCTGTGAACATTATCGATAGGTTCCGTGATTCGCCTCCCAACTTCAGTAGGTCAGGATTCTTCTGCAGTTGTGCCACCATGTCCGGAGACAGGTATGTGCCAAACTGTTTCTTGATCTGCTGTTTGAGACTGAACTCTTTGACAAACCTGTTGAACACCGCGTGGAACCCTGTTATGGTCGTCACGAGTATTATCCAACTGGCGTCCCACAGTTGCAGGTGTTTGACGAAATAGAAGTATGCACCATAGGCCGTTCCTGACCATACAGTTAGCAACACAGCACCCACCAACCAGTAGGGTGCGAATCCAGCCAATAAAATTATTATCACTGCGAGCACACCAGCCGCAACATATTCGAGGAATGTGGCTGTGTCCATCCTCACTATGTTCTCACCATTCAACACGGTCTGTAAACTGACGGCCATCGCTGTGTGGCTGTACTGCTCACCGTTAGGTGTTGCTATTATCGTGCTGATACCTTCGGCAGTGTTTCCTATGATAACGGTCTTGCCTGCCACTGACGTGAAATCATCTGTGATGCTGATCGTTTCGAACTGCTTGTTCCATCTCAACCATATCCTTGCGTACTGGTCCGTTTTAATTGTTTTGAACTTTGGAACCCTTAATGCTATCACGCCACCTTCGCTGGCTTTGACCTGATAACTTGGGTCACCAACTGCCACCCTAATAACTTCTAGTGCAACACTTGGATAGACTTCCTCGCCCACCCTCATCAGCAACGGCAGTCTCCTCACTACACCATCTATCTCGGGTGTTGTGTTGACAACTCCAACGCCGTCAACGTTGTCTCCCAGTAAGGGTATCGGTCCTAGCATTCCTGGCCATTCGAACAACCAAGGCAGTGGATCTCCTATCTTGGCAACACCTCGTGGCACTGCGTTCTTGTTTGTCTGTGTGGTACCGGCCTGTGCTATAACGATTCCGTTCTGCACCAATGACTGTGCGAGGTCCATGTCTCCGCCCAACCTGTCCTCTTCTGAGAACAATATAGGGAGTACGATTATGCCCGCACCTGCTTCTCTCAATCTCCATATTACATCTGCAAGTACTGTCCTTTTCCAAGGCCACTGTCCATTCTGTTCTATGCTCTTCTCGTCTATCTCTACAATTACGACATCCTCACTCATCGTGGGTGTGTCGTACTTCTGTATGAGATCAAAACTCTTCAGCCTTGCCGTCTCCTTGATGAAAGGATCTTTCAATCCCCACGTCATGAGTAGGGCCAGTGTGATGAACGCCAATGTCCAATGTGTCAGTATTTTCTTCATTAGGCAGATTTACTTCCGTCCAACATCATGTGTAGGTTCAATTCATGCCATAGTTGCATCTGGTCTTTCCATAGGTATATCTGTGAGATCGAAAGTATGACAATACCAGCGAGTATCAGATACGTGTATATTTTATTCATCCCCTGATATCCTCTGTTGCTTTCCTCATGAACTTATAATTGACCCATTCCTCAAATCTATCTTTTTTATTTTTGTATGTCCAAAACACCTTGCCCAACAATCTGTCCATGGTTC